CTGCAACGCCATGGCGTTCTCCCAAAAAGAAAAGCCCGGCTCTCGTGAGAGAAACCGGGCTTCGTTGACTGCATTTGCACGCCAGTGCGGCGCGACTGTGATTTGAGGTAAGGCGACGGTCAGAGCGTCAGACTGCGGGCGATGATTCCGCCACGAGCGTGCGGGTCTGGTGGAGCATGTTCACCACGTAGATCGGGATCCGGACGTTCAGCGCCGAGGCGTTGTTCGAGTCGATCGCGGTGCTGATTCCAGCGAGCATCGTCGCCTTCTGTCCTGGGTCGAGCCAGCCCGCGGCGCAGTAGTCGCTGACGAGCTGCTCTGCGATGGCTTTGCCGCGGCGAGGCGTGGCGAAATTGCCGTCGGGCTCCTGGCCTTGGTTGAGCGGATCGCTCGTCAGCTTGCTGTAGCCAGCCGTCGAGATTCGCACGATCCAATCCGCGGCGAGACGGTCCGCAACACAGACGCGCACGCTGTCACGGACACGGTAATCGTAGTTCGATCCGTTCATGCACCGCGAGGTGACAGAGCGGACGATATACGGGTTACCGCGCGCATCGACGGCGATCGGGGTTACGCCACTCTGGAGCATGGTTGATTGCTCCGTGGTCGTGAACCAATCGGCCTTTTTGCTGGGCGCAGGAATGGGGAGCGACGTGCCGCCTTTGGTTCCGTAGCCATCGAAGTTGAACGATGGATCGGTGATCTCGTTGAGCACACGGACGGCTGCGAAAGCGGCGCCTACGATATACGACTCGACCTCCGATGATTCGAGGTTAGCGAAGTCGATTCGCTCGTGATTCCGCGCGCTGGCCAGCGTTATCGCAGACGACGCATCGAGCACCTGGCCGTTGAGCACCTTCTGCCGGAAGCCCGTTGCCGGCAGCGCTTGGGTCGTGATCTGTGTTTTGATCGCGTCGAGCGCCGTGGTGTCGGTGCAATGAGGAACGATGTAGTCGAATTTCTGCCCGAGAATCGAGGCCAGGACCGTGGTGTACGCCGCCGACGATGTGCCACCCGTGAAGGCGGTGCTCGTGGTGACAGACGCGGTAACAGCGGTGCCCGGAGTCGTGCGACCATAGAAGCGGATCGTGTTGCCTTCGAGGCCCTTGTTCTTCGCGGTCGCCGTAAGGACACCGAGCGCGTTGCCTGCGGTGACAGGAGCGTCGGGGTCGTTGTTGATCGCGACTTTGAGACCCGCTGCGATCGTGGTGACCGTGTCGCTCGCGGTGTAGCTGTAGTCGTATTGGACACCAGCGATGATCACACTCGCTACACCGGCCGCGGTGGGCGTGGTGGCATAGGTGATCACGCCCGTTGCCTGAGCGCCGGCAGACTCGGTCGGACATATGACATAGAGCTCGAAAGCCCCGCCGCCTGCACCGGCGATCTGGAAGAATTTCTTCGCCATGCGGTGGGCAACCGAGCCCACGCCAGTCACGTCGGAGACCTCGTCGCTCGAGCCGTAGGGTCCGCCGATCTCGGTGTCGGCCGTGATGGTGCCGGCGCTCGTCTTGGGCCCGATGAGCAGGACTTTCTTGACGCCCGCGTCGCCGGCGCTTTGGCCTTGTGCGAATCGTACCTCGACAAAATCGCCGGGGATGGGCTGCGTCGACGGCATGCCCGTGAGAGACAGTGTGCTCGTGGCCATCAGCTAGCCCCTTCTGCGCTCTTGGGCGCTCGCTTCGGTGACGGCACTTTGCCGCCGATCAATGCCGCCGTGGCCGTGTCCGCTGGGGCCAAATACCCTTGCGCCACAACCTTGCGGTAATAGGACAGATCGCCCGATTGCTCGCCGCCGACACAGGCCACAACGTCAGCCTCTCCGGTGATGGTCCAGCACTCGTTCTCGCCGTCCCAGGTTTTCCCGAGCACGCGCTTGCGCCCAGCTCGAGCCGCGTCGCACGCGATGACGTCGACGCTCTCGTCGGTGGCGACGAGGCGCAATTCGATTCGTTTTGCCATGATTTTAGCCGACGTCGGAATAGGTCACGACGAGGTCAGAAACGGTTGTGTCGGTGTCAGCGTCTTCGAGATCAATCGAGCCAACAACGCGGTCGAGGTCCGGCAAATCGCTTCCGTAGAACACCATTCGCTCGGTCACGTTGAGGTCGATAAACAGCGCCGGGAACTCGGATTTCTGCTCGAGCACCAAGGTGCCAACTTCCCAATTCCCCGCCGCGCATTCTGTGATCCCTGCGTTGCTGAACACCCCGGTTTCACCCTCAAACGCTGGGTCGCCCTGGGTGTACAACAGCACCGTGATCAGCTTGCGCACCGCTGCGAGAATCGGCGTAAGCTTCTCAGCGCCAGCGGTGTCTACCGGCGGCAGAACATAGGCCAGCCGGTAACGAGTCTGAAGGTGCGGATGCTCAACGGGTCCGCCAGCTTCACCGCCGCTCTGTGGATAAATCGCGAGCAGTGGAAAGCGGAACGTCCGCCGGCTGAGCCAGATTACCGGGTCGAGGTGCGTCGTCTCCGCGCATGCCTCATCGCCCGAACTGGCTCGTGATTGTCCTGGTAGCGCCGTGCGATATGCCGCGCCCAGGTAGTGGTTGAGACACGCCTTGAAATACCGCAGGGCGTGGTAGCTGAATGGGTCCGCGGCTTCGTGGAGATTGGACTCAGCAGAGAGCGGAAATACTACGCCGCCGTGCTGCCTCGTCATGACAATCCTGCGCGGTCAATCGCGACGCGGGCGGCCACTTCGAGCACATCTGGGAGCATTGCCTCGACGAACGACGACTCTTTGCCGCTGAAGTCGCGCGCCTTCGTGCCCGGGTGAAATACGCTGCGTCGAAACACAACGCGACCACCCTGGAAGAAGCGAAGAAACCGTGCATTGCGAGCGACGATCGCATGTGCTCGCGTGCCTTCGTCGAGGTAGCGCGCATGCCTCGCGACCGAGATCACACGGCGTGCAAAGTCGCCCGTCTTGAGCACCTGCATCGAGTCGCGCATCGCCGGAGCGCCACGACCGCGATTGACGAAATACCGCCCGTCAACGACACGACCGGCGACAGTGTCACCGAGCCGATCGAGCGAGCGATTCGACTCGGCTTTGAGGAACGTATCCGCGGCGCGGCCCTTCTGAAGCAGCTCGCTAAAGTCGAAGTCGAGCATCAGAAATCACCCGAGCCGTTGCGGATAAAACCATCTGTGATGAGTGGTTTCGTCTCTGCGCTGGACGGAACACGCACGCCGCCAAATACGTTGCCCGGCTTGGCCGGGTTGGCGTCGATGTCGAGACGCGCGTCGCCTTTTTGGATTGAGATCAGCAGATCGGTCGCACGCTTGCCGCGCATCCAGAACTGCGTTTTGCCGTCAGCACCATCAAACTCCGGCCTGCGTTCGCCCATCATGGCGAGCGCGAGATCGGTGCCGATGGCGCGGATCGTTGGCGGGGTATTGGCGCGCAGTGTATCGACGGAATAGAGGCGCCCTAGGCGTACCTCGATCTGCGAATCCACTGCGTCTTGCAGGTATTGGATAGCCTCCTCGTCCTCTTCCCCGTCGCCGTTGTCGTCGAGGAATCGAAGCGTGAGATCACGCCCGACCGCTCGGCGCAAGTCGTCGAGAAGGAAGTAGGACAATGGCAGGATCCAGGTAATGCGCGGGTTACGATGCCGAGCTTGGACAGCTCGTCAGCCTGGTGAGGCTGGAGCTTGACCATATTGCCCGGGCGATATTCTCCGCCGTCGTGGTGGAGATTCGACAGCACGGCACAGAGAACTGGGCCGCTAGGTTCGACGACGACGGGAGCCGCTTGCAGCTCCGCGCCGACGTCGAGCTCGACATCGTTGGAATCGCCTTCGGTGACAGTCTCGTCCACTTGGGCCGAGGCGTCAGTGGGAGCCGTTGCGGGCTCCTGCTTTCGGCGATTCTTCGACATCAGGTGATGACCGTGGCCAGGAGAATACCGCCGTCGCTGGCGACAAATTCGATGTCGTTCGACTGCGTGACCTTGACCCAGTCAGCGCCCTCGAGACCGGGCTCAGGGTCGGCCCAGGTGTACACCTTGCGATCCTGGAAACTCATGCAGGATGCGAAGTGCAACGACTGGAGAGTTGGGTTCGCCTCGACGGCTGCGATACCGAATGATTTGCCCCAGATCAGCGCCTCGTTGGAGGTAGAGCCGACCACGCCGGTGTCCTTCCACGCCTCGCCAATCACGACCTCGTCGACCATGAAAAGCGACGCGAGACCTTTGAGCGTGACGGCTGCGGGCACATCAGGAGTACCGCTCGAACCGAGCGCTTCCTTGATGAACGGATTGGTGCGGAGCTTGACGAAAACCTCGTAACCCATCCACGCAACCGTGCGGGCTTGGGAGCCGCGCCACAGGTATTTCTTGATGGTCAACACCTTGGAGATTGGATCCCCTGTGGCCGTGTCCCATCGGTCCGAGCCCGAGAGCGCGGCGTAATTGTTCGACGCGTAGTTGGTGCTGGTTTGGTACGCGGTTGCAACGCGCACCTCGTGGTTCGTCATGACCTGCGAGGTCACTCGCTTGGTCGCGTCGGCGAACGGGTTGATTGATGGGTCTGCGGCTCGGCTGACCGAGCGCATGACCTTCTCTTTCAGACCGTAGTCTTCGCAGGCAAAACGACCTAGGTCGTAACCGCCGTTGATCTCGCCGGGCGAACCGTTGACGCCCATGCGGTCGTCGGTGACCTGGATCATGTCGCGCTTGCGGCGCTTGTAATACTGGCCACCGTGGAGCGTGACGGGGACGCGAGGGCAAACGATGTCTGCGATCAGTCCCTTCTGCTCGTACGCGACGGCGAGATTGGACAGCGGGACATCGGGCTCCTGAACGGAGCTGTATGGGAAATTTGCCATGTTGTTTCTTGCCTCAGCCGATCAGGACGAGGACCGGATCCCCGTCGGTGGTGGAACCCTCGAGCGCTCGGCCGATCTTCTTCTGGCCATCGCCAGAAGCAGCCGCGCCCATGTCGACCACTCGGCCGTCGTTGCCCTCGATTTCAACGGGCGTGCCGATGGTGCAAGTGCCGCCGTTGAGCAGGTAGACAATGTCTCCTGGACACAGCAGCTCGCACTCGATGCGATGACCCGAAAGGCCCGTCACGGTCGACGCAGCGCTTTCCATCGCGCGGAACGTTCCGAGAATCCCGGCCGCTCCGGTCACGGCGGTGACAGTGTCAGCCGTCGCGCCGTAGTAGAGGATCTGGTATTTGGTGATCGTCTCGCCGGCCGTGGTCAGCAGGCGAAACGAGCGGTTTACGCCCTGGTGCGACTCGTTTTGGATGGTCATGGCTCAGCGAACCTCTGCTTGGCGTCCACCAAGCTCATGGGCGGCCTTTTCAATGGCCTCTTTGCGGGAGAACCCGGCTGCGACGTGTCGCGCTACACAGGCGTCAAACTCCACCTGCGGATCGATGGCGCGCGGCTTCTGGTCCGACGGGATCGTGCGCTCGAAAAGGCGCAGCTCAGGGAGCCCCTGAATGTACTCGTCGAAATGCTTGCGGCTTGCGCGAGCAATGCCGAGCATGGCGGGAAATTGGCGGGGCAGGAATTTCTTGCCCTCGAAACTGCGCACATGCGCAGTGAGATCACGCTCGCGCGACTCGACAAGCTCGGTTTCGAGCTCGGCGATCTTCGTCTCCTTTTCGGAGAGAAGCGCGCGGGCGATCGAGAGCTGGTCGTCACGCTCTTGGATCTCGCTGTCTTTTGCGAGAACCATGGCTCGCAAAACCTGAACGTCTCCGTCTGGAGGCGTGGCAGGCGCGGCGGCTGAGTCTAGCGCCGGGCCCTTGGGATTATCGGACATATTGTCCTCCTTGGGCGAGGCGACGTCGCCCCGCGTGATGTGTGGGGCGACGGTCGGGAGCGGAAGGCCGCGAGCGAGCGCGTCTTCGTTGGACCCGATCGACACCTGGGACAGCTCGACGAGCTCGTTCTCTTCGTAGACAGGCGTTGTGCTGCCGTCTGGGTTTTCGATATAGGTCCGCTTGAGCGGACGGAACCCGACGCTGACAGCGCGCAGAACGCCCTGCTTGACGAGGTTCCAGCACTTCTCTGCGCACTCGTCGTTTTCGGCGTACTTCACCGTCGCGATGAGCTTGCCGTTCTCGACACGAACGTTGGCCGATCCAATTGGATCGTCTGCGTCGTGCATGTAGAGAAAGATCGGATTCTTTCGGTACTTATCGAGCTGCCATTTCTGGCGCACGATGGTCCCGTGCGAGTCGAGTTTCTCGGTGCTCGCCACATATTCGACCGTGCGCTTGAGCAGATCGATAGACGGCGGCGCCCCGAGGAAATCTCGGCGCTCAATACCCTGTGCTGTAGACATGGATCAGAAATCTTTCGGGATAGCGATGGGCCAATAACCGACGACGCATCGGCACCGCGGATGAACGGGCGGATTGGACTTGTCGAAAAACTGGCCGAGCAACAGGATCTCGCCGTCGATGCCCGCGCATGTTGGACACGTTCGCTTGTCCAGCGTCGCGTTCCAGCGCTTCAGGATTGCGGGGATCCAATCGTTGGCATTCGACGAAAGTCGAGCCTGTGGATCCTTGAGTTTATAGGTGGCACTATCGCCAAACGAGACGAGAGCGCGCTCGACGTCGGTGCGCTGCGCGTTGTATGCAGCCCACCATTCCGTCGTGATGATTCTGTCGATCTGGTCCTGCTCCTGGAGCAGCGCGCCGCCCGGGTCTTTGGAGCCCATGGCAGTCGGCGAGATTCTCTCGACCAGCCCGCGCCAGATCGTGGACAGTCGCCCGGGCTCGCTGGCCCTGATACGTGTCCCTCGAGCCACTTGCGCCGCGTCGTCGGCGATGATTGCCAGTTCGCTTGCTGCGTGCGTGCTTGCGAGTCGTGCGGCGTCTGCTGTGGCGCCAACCGTGAGCGACGTGCCCCGGGTAGCCAGCCGCTCCAATGCGTCCGCGTTGCCGTTGGCGAGGTCGGAGGATACTCCGCGCAGGAGCGTTGCTCCCGATGCGATGTAGACCCCTTCGGACGCGAGCCCTGCGGCCAGATGCCTGTCGACCAGACGAGCGAGCGACGCTCGAACCTGGGCGATGCTGTTCACGGCGGGGCCTGTGGCGGAATCTGTGGTGTGGCTGCGACCGTGGCCGGAGCCGCGCCGCCGAGAACCGGTTCACCCTCTGCGGCCTGTGGCCAGCCCGTTACGTCGTGCGCATGCGACACCGGGATTCGCATCCCGAGCCCAGCGCCTTCCGACATGGCTTCGAGTAGCGTCTTGGTGTTGCCAGCGCCCGCCGTATTGAACGTCCAGTAGGCGAGATCGCTTCGGTCGCCGTACTCGAAATCGTAGATTGTCCCGATGAGCTGATCTCGAAGCGTCTCCGAGAGCTGCACATCGTCGCTTGCGAGAATGTCCTTGCGAACGAGGTCGCGAACGTCGCCGTTTCCACCGAGTCCACCGGATGCTCCCGACGTCGTAAGTTGCTGGCCAATCGTGGCCAGCGCCATCTCTATTCCGGCGCGATCGATGATCGCCGAGCATGGGCTTTCGCCACCGCTCCCGGTGCTCTTGGCCCACTCGACGAACACCTTGATCGAATCAGGGTGCACCGCTCGATTGGTGCCAGTGAGCTCGTTGGCGATCTCCTCTGCGAGAAACTGATCGTCTGTTCCTACGGCGCTCCGGTCGTACTCGACGCGCGTGATCGGCTTGCCGAACAGTTCCGCAAAGAGCAGCCAGTCACGCCAGCCCCACGAGCGAAAGGCGCAGTACCATGACAGTACGCGCCCAAGGCCCTCGCGCGGCAGAACGTCGCCGTTTACGCGCGGGGCATGAACAATGAATTTGTGAGGTAGCTCGGCCTGGAAATCCCAGCCCGGCCACCGTTGGCCACCGTCGTCGAAGAATCGAAGTCGGCCATCCTCGCCGAAAGAGAATCGACGACCTGCGACGGGCTCGAGCGCAACCGGAACAGGTGATCCGTCGACGTCGCCGTAAATAATCTCGACGACGCTGTAGCCCTTATACGTCGCGTCGCTCAGGTGCGCGATCGCGCGAGACATGCCTTTGATGCCGGAGACAATCTCCCGCACCCGCGCGGCGCGTTTGACGGCTTTCCGTGAGGGCTTCTGCTCTCCCGGTCGGAGAAAATCGGCGATGTTCCAGCCGGCCGCCATGAGCGCGGTTTCGCGCGTCTGAAGAACAGACTGGAGGTAGCCGTCTTTCTGGCGAAGCTCGTTGAGCAGGTCATGCCAGCGCGCCGGATAGCCCGCGTCGCACTGCGCCATGAGGCGCGAGATAACGAGCGGGTTGAGCCCACTGCCAACGCGCGCCTGTAGCTGGCGAGACGCTTGCCATTCCGGGATGGCCCGCCCTCGAATCGGACGCACGTTCCCCGCTGCGCGCTGTTCGCTCGGCGAGGTGAGGGCGCTTGCGACTGGAGCGGGCACGCGGAATAAATCAAACGTTGCGAGCGAGAACATCGACGCACGCGAACCCGGCGCCTGCCGTGTACACGCTCGCGATGCGATTGAAAATGATGGTGTTGCCGGCAACAAGAGTAACTCGGCCGTTGCTGCCGAACTTGGTGCCAATGGTTCCGCCGACGGCCTTCGACGCGCTTCCGATTGAAGCGGTAAGCGCGCCAGCCGCGCCGCCGAGCAGGTCGCCTGCGGTGTTGTAGGCCGCGTTACTCGACGAGATGCCGATCGCGCTGGACGTGCCGCCCGTGAACCCAGTGGTGATTTCCCACCACAGAGAGCGCAGAGTCAGCTCGAACCCAGTCGGGACCGTGAACAGAACCGCTGCGTCGGCCGTCGCGTATGCCACCGCGAGGCGCAGAAAAATCCCTGACCCCTGGCGAATCCAGCGACCCGTCGAATCGCTCGGCGTGAGCACGAGATTCTCGGTCGTATCCGCAGCGGTAGACGAAGCGGAATAGCGCCACACAGACCCATCGGATTCGAGCGTGTGGGTGTCACCCTCCGCGCGTACGGATGAATCAGTGAGCGCCTTGAGTGCCGTGGACGTCGCCACGGAGCCGAGGCGCGCGGCGATGATGCGTGCGCCCTGTTTGGCGAAGCCAATGTCAATGCCCACGGTCGTCTCCCGGGAGCGCGCCCCTGCGCGTCGTCCCTATAGGAGAGGTGCAAACCGTGGCCGATGTGGCCTAACTGGCCGATGATTTTTACCATCCAGCCATTTTACCGGCGTTCCGGTGAGACCAGACCCTTTCGACGAGCATCCTGTTGTCGCCGCGTGCTTCCAGTGCGGAGATATCCACGAGCCACGTGCGAGGCCCTGAACGCTCCGCTGGAATAGCCCCATCGCTGCACCAGCGCCGAATTGAGCGCGCCGGGATGCCCGTAATCTCTGCTAGCTCCGAGACTTTGATCGCTCCGTTCATGGTCTCCGAGTCTGTCCTGTCCGTGATATTTCGTCGGCACGCGTGATGATTTATTGGCACCGTTTGGAATAGAGTGGAATAGTTCCAAACCATGCGGAACGAAGACGCGACACAGTCGCTTGCGTGGGTGGTTGAGCTAGCCCTCGAAGCGATGGTCACCCCGAAGACCATCGTAAAGGTACTGCGAGGGCAAAGGGTCAGCGGCAACGCTGGCATGAGGGCGCGAGCCGTCTGCATCAAGGCGGGGCGAATCAAGGAGGAGCCCAGTGGTTGAATCCCACCGCGCAACCGACGGTAGGACATGGGGCCAGTTGCTCGAAAGCGAGCGAGCGCGCCGCCACATGTTGCCCGCTGCCGCCGCGAGAGCCGTCGGTGTCTGCCTCGACACGTGGAACGATTGGGTCACCGGTAAATCGCACCCCACCGGCTACCAGCGCAACGGGCTCTATACAACGTTCCGGATCATGCGCGCCTTCGAGGCACTGTTGCTCCGAGAACACGGCGAACTGAAAGAACAGGAGCGACAGAAGCCGCTGACATTCAAGCCGTTTGCTGCTGTGGCGCCGCCGAAGCCATTGGATTTTACGGGCGTGCCGTTCAAACTCGCGCTCAGATCCGCACGTCGCCATCACGGACTAACACAGGCGGACGTAGCGTCTCTGTTGGATGTAAACCATTCAACGCTGTCTTCTTGGGAGTCAGGAGAAAGCACACCCGTCGAGCACAGTTACTCGGGACTAGTGGAACTGTTCCCCGAGCTTCGCACGGCGGAGCGCCCTGTGACGATAACACGAGCGAGACCTGTCGCCGTCGCCGGCGTAAGCGCCCGTCCGCCCTCCCCAGACTGCTCCCTCTCCCCAGACCAAATCGCAGCATTGTCACCCAGGGAAACACCCGAGACCATGGCGAACCCAGCGCAAGACTCGTTCAAAGACGGCATTAAATTCGCAACTCTCCTCGGCTCGCTCGCCAC